AGAGCAATTTCAGCTGAACGGCGAGAAGAGAGGATAGTACCCAACCAGTTAACAATGTCAAGAATGTCGATACGAGTAAGCAAGCTACCGCTACGACGATTAAGGATTTTAAAAATCGCTTCGTAAGCTTTCGCAATAGCAGCGTCACCTGAACTAATCCAACCATAACCTTTCAACCTTTCACCTGCGGGACGAATCTGAGAGAAGTCAAGAACCAGTTTCTTAGCTGGATACTTATGACTCATCAACTTACCAATTGACTTACTCCAAGCTTCAGCTGAGTCACCAACTTGAATAGTCCACACACCATCTTCAAAAGTCTCTTTATTGACTTGACTACCACCCTTCTCAGTACGAGTAGAACGAATGATCTCAAGCTCTGTAATAGGCTTTTGGAAGCCTGTAAGCTGTCCTACAATAGGACGGAAGCCAACACCACAGCCTTGCATCAGGAGCCATAACACATCAACCGTATCGTACACTGTTTCAACTTGTGTAAACGAACAGTTGAACTGAGAAGCTTCACGACGTTGTGCTACCTCTGTACCACCAAGCCACAGAGTACGACCAGACATAAGAACTTTACGTTCCAACATCATAGTACGCAGCTCTTCTAGCTCAGCCAATTCCCAAGGGAACAATTCATCTTTCTTGGCACGTTCCCACAGCCATTTCTGATGACCGATAACACGGTCGATTGTTTCTTCAAATGTCTCAAACACTGTACCTGCATCGTTCAGAGGACGATTGTAAGTACGACGGAAGAGAAGTTGTGCACGAAGCGATTGATCTGTCATTTATTTCCTTTTATTATTAGTATGTTTTACCACCGAGAGCCAAACGGTTCTCTAATTTATGATCGTGACGACCAGCATTGTATTCTAGCTTTTCTTCAAATGCCTTGCCAAGAGGCATATTATACGCTCCAGCCAGATCGAAAATACGAATAAGAGCGTCAGCCAGTTCAACAACACGGCCATCCATATGAGGAAGCTTATCATCCATAAGTCCTTTACGATCAGCTTCCATAGCTTCAGACAGCTCAGAGACTGTCAACATCAGCTTATTACTGAAGGCCAGTGGATTATCAGTTACAGGAAGACCTGTAGCAATGTCATGCCACCAACCAGCTTCACGAGCCTGAGAGTGACATACGTATACCAAATCATCCACTTGTGCTTTCATTTTACCCATTTAATTCCTTATTGATATTTTTGATTGATGTAGTTAAGAGAGAGAGGCATGAGGTCAAACTGACCATTCTGTACTTCGTGAAGCATCAAGAAGCCACGCCAGTGTTTGTTACCTTGATGACCCAAGTAGTCCTCATCATGTTCATAGCAGCTACCTGCAATAATAGATGTAAGACGTTGACCATCTGCACGTTCTGCTGTTGCAATCTGCAAGCCTTGCTGATGACCAGCAATACAGCTCATGTGTTTCTTGTTGAGCTGAGCGTTAGCAGTCGAAGCAGGTCGTCCAGCCACACCTGTGACAAAATAATGACTGAAAGCAATACCGCCAATAAGTGCAACTTCAAGGAAGTCATAAGTCTCCCATCCTTGGAGGTTAAGATCATCGACACCAATAGTCCCTTCGAGCTTAGGATCGCTGTTTACAGCACGATTAATACGATTCTCATGGTTACCCATTAAGAACACTTTACGAGGGCTATAACGGGGCTTATGGTTAGCCCTAGCACGTTCGTTATGGTCATTCAATGGCTTCATCAAAGCAGCCATACCTAAGTTACCAGCTTCAATGTCATTCTTATATCGACGACCTTCAAAAGCTTTCTTACCTACGTCATAGCTACTTAAGCTAGGCATATCCCAATGATCACCCATATGGACAATAACATCAGGCTTCTTCTCTAGAATATACTTACCAATGTTTTCCAAGTATTTAGTATCAACACCTGGCTTAACTTGTGTATCAGGAATTACTGCAATTTTCATTTAACTACTTCCAAAATGTTAGGAAAATCCTTTTTCAAGGCTTGATATACTTTCTCTGCAACTTCACGATGTTCCTTCTGTGTAGAGGGATCAAGGCGTACTTGCAAGTAATGAATCCAACTACGTAGAGAACCTGTCATATACATACGACTACCTGTAAGACCTTCTGGTAACACCTTACGTGCTACTTCCTTGGCAATGCCATTGTCCAATGCCCATTGATAAGCTCGAACACTGTGATCAATCAAGTCTTTCTGAGCACGTTGCCATGTATCATCAAGCTCACGATCTTCGTTAAGCAAACTGCTCTGACGATTCTTCAAGTCTTGTAATCGTGTCTCACCTGTCTCAAACTCAGTGGCAACTGCATATCGCTGGCTGAATTCTTGGAAGGCAAAGCTACGATGACGAAGGATTTGACGAGCAATGTCACGTGTAGTCTCAATCTCTACGCAAGCACTAACCATCTCGAAAGGAGACCAATGCTTGTTACGTACCAAGTATTGCAACAGCTTAGCTGATGTTTCCTTGTTGTCTTGATTAGCTGGATTGCTTACACGGGCCATGTATGCTACAAGGTTCTCACCGTCAGGTGTAGCCCAAATTAGTTTTACTTTACTTGACACGAGTTTCCAATTCAATGAGAAGGTCGATATAGTGTTTTGCTTTTTCTAGATCAGCAATACCGTTTTTATTACGCCAACGTGTAACATACTTAATCACGTTTCCTTCAAAATACGGAATAGCGTTTGAGTGGATATATTCAACAGGTTGGATTTTTAATTCTTTATAATGATTACCATCTACTTGCTTATCAAGCGGATTCATTAGTTTCTCCATTAGATTATTAAATATTGTTTCACGCTGTAAGAACGAATCCACGGGCTTCCATCTCCGTCTTGAATTTATCTTTAGCTGTATTGCGATCTGCTTCAACAATACGACTGAAGTAACTAAGAATCAGACTAGCACCTTTAGGATTGACTTTGCGTGTACGTTTATCGGAGTGATCTTCAGCCATGTTTGCCATAACACGACCACGATTCTGAGCACGAAGCTCAGCGTCTTCAACATCATTGAACAGACTAAAACCTTTAAATTCGTTTTGCATTCTCTTTTCTTTCTTTATTTTCTTGTTTTGTTATATCTTTGTGACAGGGCTTACACAAGACTTCTAGGTTATCTCGTTCACAGAATAAACGAGCAATTACATTATCCCAACTATCGAACCCTGAAGTTGGAATAACGGGTAGTATATGATTTACCTCCACTTCCTTAGCAACGAACTCTCCTTTGCATTTATTGCATAGGTAGAACTTAGCAAGTCGTCCTGATTTAGGATTTTCTTTCTGTCCTACACAAGCTTCAGATAATACTGAATACTTAGGTGGCCAACGTTGAGAAGCACTACGTAATGCACTCTTAACGAATGAATTAAAACGTGCTTCTGTCCATTGCCCATTATTGTACGTCTTCGTCATCATCTTCCTCTTCTTGTGGAGGAAGCTTAACGTTGGTCTCTCGTATACTTACATCGAATCCAAATGTCTCCAATAAACTTACGAACACCTCCTCTGCATCCCATGATTCTGAAGAATAACAATGTGCGTGTGGAATAAGTTCCATAATCACAACGTTATCTAAACGTACAATAGCTCCCTCTGCGTATGAAGGGCCACACATATCACATTCATATTGATCGTATAGCCATTCAATCTCTAGCTGTGGTCTGGGAGCGTCCACATCACTGGCTTCTGGCATATTCTCCATGGTATTTTTCTCGTGCATAATCAGCTACTAAAGTGGCAAGTTCTAAATCATCAAAACAGCCAAGTGATTTGTATCTACCGTTAATAGTCATTCTTACATTGTATTTATTTGTATCAGCCCTAAAGAAAACATTTTTTACACCAGTGTTTGAATCCTGATGGGCTTTTATGTTTAACATATTCAAACGACGTGAAGAGATGCGTAGATTATTATATCTATTATCTTTCCTATCCATATTAATATGATCGACGTCTGATTCGGGATAGATATTATCTACATATAAGAATACTAATCGGTGAGCAGGGTAAGCAACGTTATCAATAGTGATGTAAGTATAACCTGCAACATTGTAACCTGCTATTTCACCTTTCTTTTTAGTACCTGCATTTTTATTACGAATAAAACAACCCGAATCAGGGTCATACGTTAAATACTCTTTTAATTTCTCTTGTGTTAATGTCATACCAATCTTCATAATTTACATTAGGAGGGTTCCACATAAGAATTTCAGAACCATTGGTTCTTTTAATCATATGTAGTAATCTAGCTTGTTCAAGAAGCTCTTCTTCATATGAATTAGGGAAGAGTTCTCGATACATACCTAATACTTGATTATAGGCATCTTCTCGACATGAGATATTACAAAGAGAGTCAAACGCTGTTTTAGGGCCAGCTTTCGGGATTCCAGGTATTGAGTCCACAGGGTCTCCCATAATCAACTGAGCATAGAAAAACTTCTCTCCCTCGCCAGTTAATTTTTTATTGTCTTCAGAGATTCTAATATCTCCAAATGAGTCAACCAACATCGGGCCTCGTTGGGCTTGATTCCCAAGCTCCCACGAATACTTCCATCCGCTGAATCCGAATAGGTCTTTATCACGGGTGCATATGATGGTTTCGTGTGGTCGGCTGGTCTGCTCGATAGACATAAGGTCATCTGCTTCCATTCCTTCTGACACTCTAACGTCATACTTAGCTTTCAAATATGCTGTAATATTTTTGAAATGCCAAGGCTTATTACCTGCTCGTTGTTTATACGGGGTACGCTTGGCTATATCAAACCTGAAGTTTGTACTTCCTGTGAGATATAATATAGGCTCTGCTATCATGCTTTCTGGTACAGCTTGTGAGGCTATTGCATTGATGTTTCCTATTCGATTATCTAGCAGTTCAGCCACATAATCGAAAGGAGGGAAACCAGCGTGTTGCCAGCCAGTTTCCGCAGCAAATCCTATTTCATATCGAAGCACATCAGCGTCGATAAGGCATTGCATTAGAAGGGGTTGTTATCACCATCACCCTCATCAGCTGCTGCTGGTTCAGGCTTCTTAGCTTCAGCTTTCTTAGCTGGAGCACTACGAGGACGATCACCACCACCTTCAAGAGCTTGTTCCAAAGGACTACCCTTGAAGTTTAGATTGCTCTTGATCTTGTCACGCAACCACTCAGGGAGTGCATTGAAGACTTCCAGATCGGGGTTATCCAAGTCAAACAACTTAGCAGGATTGACCAGTTCGGGGCATTTGTCAGCGTCACGAGGACGCATAGCAGAGATAGTTGCAATGTTGTCATATACCTTATCACCAACTGCGTTATTCACAATGGTTACGTTGATTGGTGTACCAATAGCCTTAGCGAAGTCACCGTCAAACTCGCCTGATGGATCAAGAGCATTGTAACGCTGTGTGCTCTTAGCCTTGTCTGCATACAAACCGTAGAAGGGAAGAGTCTCGGAAATCCAACGAGGCTTATCTTCCAATTCCTTACCATCTTCGTCAAGCATGAATGTGTCAACCAATTCGTATGTCAACATAATCTCTTGAGCTGGAGGCTTATCCTTACCTTGATAAGGACGTTGTGCTTGCAAACCTAGGTCAATGATTTGTACCAGTCGTGCTGGATATGTACCTGGCTCGATGTTCGCTTGAGGAACACGATTGCCACCACCATTACCACCGCCTACTTTCTTAGCATTCAAACCCATAGTATTTCCTTTCGATTTAATTAATTAATTTATTGTGCTGGATAGTGACGAACAAATCGTACATCACCCATTGGATAGATATGTGTCTCACCGTCATGTGTCACAACAGCAATAACATCGTTACCGACTTGGTAGCCGATAATATTCTCGTACACTTTAACATCTTCAACAAAGCTGCCTGAATCAACATCATACTCTGAATATTCTGTTTTGAATGTCAATTCAATGTTGTACGGGATTTTTTCTTGATCGTTCATATTTTCTTTCTTAGTGAATGTCGTACCAATTACGACCGATTGCGCCCTCACCTGCATGAGGACATTTGATATTGAAGTATTCGCCAGCTAGACGAATAGCGTCTTCAGAGATGCGTTTAACATCGTCTGCAATTTCTTTTCTACATTCGATTGTATACTCGTCGTGATACCAACAGACTACACCGTAATCTTTACCCCAGACGTACTTCTTTTCAAGTTCTGCACACAAGATGCAGTAGGCTTTAGCCATATGAATGGCTTCGTCTGATTGTAATAGATAAACGAGAATCTGATGTTCAGATGGTACAGTGATGGGTCTACCATCTAAGCCTGTAATCTTACCATTAAAGTATTCCATTCGATTAAACTTAGCATTAAATCTTTGTCGTGCTGTTGCCTTCCATTCTAACGTAAGTCTTTCCATAAGCTCACCGAGTCCATCAAGTCCCCTGTAAAGCTTATCCCTAAGCTCGGCTCCTGTCCCTTGAGGCTTCTTAGCAGTCTTAGCAAGTTTTGCATCTCCTCCTCCGAAGAGCAGGCAATACATAACGTTCTTTGCAATATCTCGGGACTCAAGGTCGCCAGCTTTTTGTGTGAGTGTGTGAGGATCAGTGCCATCTTCTTTATTTCCGCTAGTCATAGCAAAGATGTACTGCGGATTATTCATCCTAGCAGCGAGTTGTCGAAGTTGATTACCTGCTGAGTCGGTGCCAACGAGAACATAACCTTCATTGGAGGTGAAGATCTGTCGCATTTGCTTTCCATAGAAGGAAGAGGCTTTAGGTATGTTGACAATATTTCTGTGCGTAGCTCGTCCAGTGACTGCAAGAGTATTGACGACACTTGATATGCGTCCATCTTCTCGAATAAGTCCGAATAGTCCCTCAATAACTGAACGCCTCTGCCTGCATTGCACTCGTCGTGCGACAAGAGCGCCAAGCTTTGACTCAATTCCTTCAAATGGATCGTCTTTAGATAGTTTAGGACTTGTTCTTTCTCCGTCATCGTTTGTGTTCCATTCTAGTGGTTCCCATCCTAATTGTAATAAAAAGTCTTTAGTCTCGGAGTTTGAGTTTAAGTCAGTTACGCGGAAGCTAATACGGCTAAAGCAACCAGAAATGGGCTTAGTGCTAATGTCAACATTATTCCTGTCACACCAATCAACCACGCTTTGCGAATACTCACCTGATTTGAGGAAAGGTTTTCGTATGTAATTATATTCTCCATTCTTTTTAGTTTCTTCAATTTCAAGAACTTGAGGAAGACGAGGTGTAATAACCTTATCAATCCGTTCAATCCACTTCGTCAGTTGACGAATACAGAATGTCATATGTTCTTGATCTACTTTCCAGCCGTACTGTTCTTGTTGTTGCAGTCTGGTGAATAACTCAAACGACAACAGAAACGCATTACGCCAGTTACTCCCATTTGCTTCTTCCATTAACGCATCGTACACCAGCTCAGTAATTTCTACGTCTTCTGAGTTACGATGGAGCATAGCTTCTGAGAAGTTCTCCCAGTCGTCATGCTCAGGCTTACCTCTACCAACTCGATAACCCCACGATTCTAGTGAATGAGGGCCAGCTTTCTTGTTAGGGCAATTGAATGGAACAAGCCTGTTAGGATTCAATAAGCGAGACATGATGAGCGTGTCAACAATCTTACCTTTGAACTCCCAACCGTACAACTTCTTCAATAAAGGGAAGTCATATCCAATTCCGTTATGAGCAATCAGTACGTCAAACGTATCCAAATGCTCTAGGAACTCTTTAACGAAGTCTTCACCACTTAGGGGCGAGAACTTGTGCATAGCACCTTTATAAGCCTTTACAGACCCACAGTGCATCTTAGTAGCTTCACGAAGTAATCCGTTAGCTTCTATGTCAAATATGCCAATGTTTAACTTACTCATTCACGGTACAAATCCTTTAGCTCGTTTCGGAATCGTTGAATAATCTGATGATTACGTTTGTATGGGAACTCAGTGATATGAGTAATATCAAGAGCTGAATATCCTTGCTTGAAATATAACGTAAGCACTTCGATCTGATCAGCACTCTTGGTGTCAATCAACTCAAAGATCTCACGCATAATACTTTCAGGATAACTAGGACACTCCATAGTCTCTTGATCTTCGTCATCTAGTTCAACGTAGATGAACCCCTTCTCAGCGTTCTTATAATCACGCAGGGCGTTATTAAGAAGCATAGAGAACCATTGATTAAAGCGTTCTGGGTCACACGAACGTCGGTAACGAATAGCACGTTCATAAGCTGTTTGAACAACATCTTCACCAGCTTCGGGGGAGCCAGCTCGGAATGTCATTTTCTTGACGAGCTTCTGACGATTATCCAAATAATGTTGTTCAATTAGTTTAAGCATTACACAATCTCGTTAAATAGTCCTGTTGCTGCATCCCAATACAGCTTGTATCGTCCTGTCTCACCGAATTCTCGGTCTTCTAGTAATACTAGAGTTCTAAGATTTCGTTCTTCAGGTCGTAAGTTAGGATCTCGATTTCCTTCAAGTCCGAGCATGAGGTTACACGAACGAGCCATAGCACGAGAGCCAGCAAACTGAGAGGAAAGAACTTCACCACCTCGCTCGTGAGGCGGGCCAGAATCAGGATTCCTAAGGTGACAAAAAATAAAAATAACGACGTTAAGATCAAGGGCCATAGCAGAAAGCTCTTGAGCGATTTCTTGAAGTTTGACGTTTGCACTAGCTGCGTCCATTCCGTTAGTTAAGTTTGTGATTGGGTCGATAATAATCGCTTTACATCCTTCAGCAGCAGCTGCACGAATGTCACCCTTGAGTGTGTCAAACCCTACGTGTTGATACAAGTTCAACATATAGAGATGATCATCTAACACTTTACCAGCTTCGTCATAAGCTTTCTCATCGAACTCCTTAGTAGGGTCGTGAAAGAACTTACCGACTAGCTTACCTGCCACGAGTTTATAGGTTTTCTTGTTGCTCTCTTCAGGTTTAACAAGAAATACTTTCCATCCGTGTTCTTTGATAAAATGTGCTGCAAGGGTGTTAACGATCTCCGACTTACCTTGCTTCTGCCCTGCACCAATATATATGGTTTCCCCGAGACGAATCCCTCGTGTTGCCTTAGTAATGTGTTCCCATGGCCACGAGATACCGAATTGAGGTGGTTCCTTACCAGATTCGTGTAAATCATTCCCAGATACCAGTCGAGTATTCTTCGGCTTCTGGGCGTTAAACTGGCAGGCGTTATAACACGCTTTAGAACGACCGTCGATAAGGCACTGATTTGCGTCTTTGGATGGGAGAGCTGCAACCATCGCATCAGGGGCAATACGTAGTACATCTTCTACCGCTTTCTTTCCAGGTTCATCGTTATCGAATACAAGGATAATTTCTTTAAAGACTTTACGAATCTCAGGGAGCATCTTAGCGAATTGCTTAGACGCACCACCAGACCCGTTACTAAGAGATACAACGGCAGGATTGTAGTCTGCATATTGCGTACCCTTATTGTGTTCTTTAAAGATTTGGAACAGAGCTACTGCATCACATTCTCCCTCTGTAATGAACAGCTTCTTACCACCAGTCTGAATAGCTTGTTGCCATCCAAAGAAGTCAGCGTTCTTAGTAGAGCCTACGGCCCACATACGCTTGTTCTCAATCAGTCGTACCTTGTAGCCAATCAACTGTTCACCGTTATGATACGGATAGTAGTGAGTGACTGGGGTTACACCGTCAGTCTCAGATACACCAATCTTAATACCAAAGTATTCGAGATACTCTTTCTTAAGTTTACGATCAGGAAGATCAACTGTTTTATAGGTTGATACTTCCTTGATCTCAGCTTCAACTTGTTCAGGAGATTTAGTTAACGCTGTTGGTTTATAGTCTTCAGGTTTATCATGGTAAGGGTCTGGTACATACGTTCCACAAGAGAAGCAGAAACCGTCATACTTACCATCTTCACGAAGGAAGACTTGCAAACCTGAAGCTGAGTTACATTTATCTGTACGGTGTGGTAGTTTTTCTACACACTTAGCCAATATATGCTCCTTTATCTATAGGGAGTTTCAGATCATCAACACTATTAGCTAGACAGTATTTAGGTACGTATTCAGTACCATACCACCACGTGCCACTTCCTTTTTGGTCATAGTATTCGTATCCAATCATAAATAATTTCTTACGAACACCAAACATTCCATTGTTAAACTTAACAACGTGTGGCTTATATGGGTTATACAGCTTGAACATATTCCACCTTAAAGAACTTCATAATCTTAGTCAAACCATTGATGTTATAGTTTGGCAACTTATACAATCGTTTTTTGACTGAGTTAATGTATGACAAGAGAACCATTTTCTCTTTCTCATCTGTTGTTTTATCATACGTATCGTACAACAAGTTAAGACGAGACTCTAACATCAGAGACTCTTGCAATGTTTTAGTTACACCTGATTTGATTGACATACAGTTCCTTTAAAGAGGGCAGGGGTTTGAGGGATAAGTTTCTTTTGGAGACGACGCAGAGTATTACAATACTCTTTGATATTAAACAATGTAGGGTACTCAAAATGCAAGTCAGCATCTTGTAGTGTTGTTTCCAACAGGTCTACATCAATCTTTTGGAAGTCTCGCAAATCAATTTCAGATAGGGCGCTCATACATTATTCTCCAGAGGGAACTGACTATTACTCGAATTTGAGGAACTGTTCGACATATTTCTCCAATGTTGTACCAAATAATCCTGGGGCTGTGTTAATTTCTAATACAAAATACTTATTTTGCTTAGCATTATAGACCATATCAACAGCACCGAAGTCAAGATTCAGAGCAGCAATAGCTGCCACTGCACTCTGTTCAGCAATAGGCGGAAGTTGAACATCTTGATTAGCATAGTTGAAACCATTAGCATGATTACGTACTTGCCAGTTCACATCATCATCAGGTACATCAAACCGTCGTTTCTTCTCTTGAATAAAGAATACTTGACCTCTCATTACATGGAGACGATACTCCTTCACCTTAGGGATGTATCGTGTATATAATGGTACGTCAGGCAATACACTACCTTTACCGTGTAATGTAATACCCTCACCACTATGTCCACGAAGCTTAGCACGAGCAACAACACAAGCCTTGTCTGTATCAAGCCATGATTCAGCAACAGCTTTGTTAGTTGTATACTCTGGAATGTCAACGAAGTCTTGCAATGCTCGGAATGTTTCCAGCTTATTAGATGCACGATTAACAGCCTCAAAGCTATTCACTAGCTTGTCTGCGTTAATCTGCCGTTTAACTGAAGAATTACCCCAGTTAATCAGCATACCACGAACACGTAAGGGCTTACCCTCCTTACGTACTCGCTTAACACCTAACGCATCAGCTAAGGCTTTAGCTGACCCGCTATACATCTTATATGGTAAGATTTTCATTCACGTGCCTCTCTTTCGTTATGAGCTTCACGAATCTCCTTAGAGACAAGGAATCTTTGAAGTGTACGATCTGCCATTGGAATGATGTTTTGCTGTGGAATATTCTCAGCCCATTCTAGATTAGTTAGATCGTACTCATCAATCTCATCTGCAATAATTGCATGAGCACCTTGACCAAACACCTCTACTACTGGGTTAACGGCCACAACAGCATGGTTCCATAGAACTGGATCATTAAAGTTTACTTGACCTGCAGCAAGCTCTTGAATTCTCTGCCGTTTTACCTTAGGCTTGACTTCTTCTTTTTGAATCTTAACTTCCCTAAACATATAGGGAAGGTCAAGAGACAATGAGAAGTTTGTACGCATATCATTAGTCTCATTCTCGTAAGAGAAGAAACGATATACGTCACCTAATACCATCTCAAGGAACTTAGATGGTGGTGTATTCACAAACAGATCGTGAATCTTACGTGGGTCAGCATATTGCTGTGAGAATTCACGCAGGTTATACAGAGCTTTCAACCAGATACGAATGTAGTCTGGATTGATATTACCTGCCATGCCACGGAATTCAACACTACCGTATCGAGCTGTTGCTGCTAGGTTAATTGCTGCATACTTCAATTCTTCCATGTTTAGATGGTGAATGAATCGTGCAGGGTCAGAGAACAATTGACCAATCGAATTGATAATGAAGTCAGCATCACGAAGACGTAGACAGAAACGATTACCAATACGCTCATCACCACAATAGCGAATCAAAGATTCTTCGATGATATAGTACGTATACACTAAGTTTAGATAGTGATGTACGTGCATATCTAGAACATTCATGTGAACGTGAACGCTAGTACGGAAAGAGAAATCAAACTTAGCTCTGGTAGCATTGCCATGTTTGATCAAATCCATGATAGCGGCAATGCTGTCGTCTAGAGAAAGAGGCTTTCTAAGTACATACTCTGAACGACCATGCGGATATTCGCCACGTAGAGAACCGTCATCACACTGATTCCAAGCAGTGCCAGGAGGCAGTAGAGGAAGACGCTCACCCTCACATTCGATTTCGATACCGAAGTCACCATTCTTACGGCCCTTAGCCAAAAGTTCGTACAGTTTTGTCATAGTTTGGATTTAACAAGAGTTCAAGATGTTCTTTACCTTCGTTGAATGTAATACGATTTGTACTACGAGCAAGCTTAGGCAAGCTACCTACGCGATCCATTTTGTAATAGACGTTGCGTTCTTTATCAATAGCAAATTGACGGTCAAAGGCACAGCAACCCTTGGTGTTAGCTGCAATCTTAGCTGCCATTTGTAATGATGGATACTGACCAGTGATTGTGTTATGCCAATCCTTAGTACGCATATTATTGATGTTATCGCAAGCATCACGATAACGACGATAATCGTTAGGCTGTGGGCCTACGTGCTGAATGATTGTGTTAGTACGGGTAATACCCACACTAAAGCGACGGGCTGGACGACGAGCTGCGTAGAAAACGAAACCATCCGAATTGACAAAACCTAACCGAGTCTTCAAGGATTTGAATTTGTCGAAGTCAAACTTAACGACAGCTTCTTTACCATGTTCTAAGTTAAGGATACGCATATTTCGTCCAGCCTTAATCACTTTAACTGGATGACCATCGTACATACAAACACTGTCAGCATATAGCTGAACAATATCGTGTTCACTAAGCTCAGGCATAACACACCTCAATCTTCTCTGCTTCAATAATCTTCTGGGCTGCTTTCTTATCGCTAGTGTTGATGATTTCTTGAATATCACCATACTTAGCGAACAAAGCCTCACCCTTCATCAGACGATTCATACCGTCGATTGTGTTACGATACACCCAACGCATCAGTGTCTCACTCTTGAGCCAAGCATTAGACAGAGTACGATACTCCATACCGTATGGCTTATAGCGGCAGCAACCTGCCTTACCATACATTTCTCGTCGTTGCGTATCGTTGTCGTACATCAAACTAGGTAAAGCAAGCATAAAGTCCATCTGCTTTGCAACATCGTTACACATAGCGACATGACCACCATCTTGTGTGTCTTTATCGTTAGTCCATCCGATATGAACATGACCTGATGCTGTACGCATTGGTCGATTAGCATTAGGCTTTACGTTAGCCAGTCCAGTCCAGCCATTGTAATCTGGGTCACAGCCCAGTTCCAATGCAGCTTCTGGCTGTGTCTTCATGTATTCAGCATCGAAGTGAGCAACAGGAACAGCAACAACTTCATACTCAGGAACCATTAGTTTCATAGTATTGAATACGTGTTGCACGTTAATGCAAAACTCATTCTCATCACGAGCAGGGTCAATATTGAATTCAAGGGCCATACCGTCAACTTGGACAGCGCCCTTATCCACCTTCATCGGATGTTTTTTATCGCCTTTAATGAGGCCATACGCTGATTTAAACACACCATTTTGTTTGACGAACACTTCAGGATCGCAACCTACGAGAATTTCCATTTTACTACCTCTTTAATTAAATTGCATTGACGGACACTTTAATAAAGCTACTCACCTCAGAATCAAGGGAACAGCTGTGGCAGACGCATTGACCTTCGGTAGTCAAGATATGCTTGTCTGTGGGTAGGACAGCGGAACCGCACCAAACGCAGTCACCGTATGCACCTATCCAGTCGTTGTAAGAGAGTTGTTGTTTCTTGTGACCTAAGTACGTAGTGAAGTCACCACCCACAGGATCACCATCCTCATCCCCTACCAGTTCAACGGAATGTACAGCTACTTTGTAATAGCTGCCAGTTACATCATCAAGGACTAGACCGTTAATGTCAGCCGTGATGGTTTCGTTGATATATTTGCTAGTATCAATGTTCTGATTACAATAGAAACGAATTGAATAACTCGGATTATGTTCATCAAAACAAATCAAATAGCGGCTTCCTTTGTGGTCTATATCCTCAGCAAGAACTTCAAGTAACACGCCCTTTAAGTGTGAGTAACCAGCGTTTAAACTCCGCGACAGATGCTTCTGAGCCTCGTTTTGACTTGCTTCGGTTGTTTTGGGAACCACCCTTAACTTTCCCGCTGGCGCAGTGTAGCTGGATTGCTGTTGCTGTACTCGTGTATAATCAGCCGTACCATGGTTCTGTGAAGTACTTGTTGGAGTATAGGTCGTAGTTGTGAACGACTTTCCCGTTGATGGCGTGTAACGAATATGCGTCTTGTCCATCTCTCCAGTCTTGCTGATCTTAGTAGTATACAGACGATCTTCAGCCAACAGCATTGGCTTAGTGAACTCCAGATTGTTACGGCCTAATGCGCCTTCAATCATCCATGCCTCAGATGCCCAATACATCTTCTTACCATCGGGTGAATGAGATAGATACAATGTACGCTCTTTGTTACGAAGCAGGTTGATTGTCTCATTCTCCTTGTCCCACCACACTAAAGCCCAAGCACCTAACACAACCTTCATCAGGTCATCAAAGCCCTTAGTCTCCATGTGATGGTACAAATTCTCACTATCGACTGTGTAGTCACGGGCATCAGCAAGTTGCCACTTGTTAGTAAGTGTACCGTTGTGAGCACCGATAAGAGTATCAAACTCATAAGGGTGAGCATTACGATCGTTCACTGCACCTTGTGTTGCATAACGATTGTGACCGATAATAGCGCGTTGAAAGCCAATGAACGCTTTGTCGTATGACTTACGATCCATCAATCGGAATGGGTCGCCAATACCTTTCGTGATATGATGACCAGCATCACCTCGATGGATAACAGCTACGCCTGTACTATCTACACCGCGTACTGAATCCATGATAAGCATATTATGAAATGCTTTCTCATCTTGCGGTGTTAATACACCTGCCATGCCTACGTGTCCACACATTTGAGTTACCTCGCTCGATTTAGTTAAAGAATTTCTTGAAGGCTTCAATAGCCTCGTCAGTAATGATTGGGCCTGAGTTAGCCTCTAGAATCTTGAAGTCTTTGCGTGTATTAGCTACAACATCAAAGCCTACAAAACCCATATTCAAAGCCTTAGCAGCTTTCTCACATTGCTCAATTATTTCATTGAATCCTCGCAGTTGTAGTTTAACCAAGTCCCAGTTGTTCTCGTCATCAAGAACCTTGGAGTAGATACCAATGACTTTGTTATTGAATACGAGTACACGGTATTCCTTCTTGTGAAAGAAATACTCAGTGTACACATACGCATCTAGCAAGTCACTAGGATAACGATACTCAATACCCTCGTTCTTACGACCATCACGTTTAGTGTGGCATACTACTAAATTATCCTTGTCCCATTTCTCTGCAATAGCCTTACGGTCAGTGAACTCAGGAATAGATAATCCAGCAGCTTCCAATGTACGAAATGTCAACAGCTTGTTAATACAATAACGTGTATCAATCTGACTGTTAAACTCTTTAGTACGTTGATGGCGATTGTATTCGCGACATCCGTAGTTAATAATCAGCTTAACGTGTTCACCGTATGGATACACCTCTTTGTAAGGGTTATACATACGAATACCAAGAGCATTAGACAGTTGTGTAGCGCTCTCTCTACACGCTTTAGGTGCAAGAATGATTTTCATATTTACATCAGGGCTGGTGGAATCTTATCACGCTGTTGTTTCTCATAAGCAACAATTTGCTCAGGAGTCCAAGGCTTGGGTGGATTAGTCGCTGGAAAGGGCCAGCTTGGGACAGGAGGATTGGCGGGTGCTATCATGCTTTTATTTCCTTACAACAAAACAAACCAAGCGAAATGAATCAGAGATACTGAACACATGACTCGACCAAGCAAACCAATAGCCCAATACCCATCTGATTCTTCAAATATACCACGAGTTGCGTTATGTATATATTCAGCCCACATCAGCAACAGTCCACAGATAAACACCATGATGTTCTCCTTAACAGCACTCACACATAGGGACTTTCTTAGCTTCAACAGCCTTGAAAGAATGTTTAAAGTAACGCTCAAGTAGGCTCTTGAAGTAATCAAACATACCTGTATACGCTACACCTACAAACTCAGGGTGTGGTTGGAAGCAAAGACACTTCGTATCCTCATACCATACCACCTCAACATCCTCTTGAGACGTATCTCGATTGAATACTGTGTGATCCCACCACACTCGTTCACCACGAAGGCCAGCAGAAGCCACTAGAACGCCCTCAGGGGAGGGTTTCATCATCTGGTGATGGGTAGATGACACTAGCACCACTTCGCCCGTTACAAGGTCTGTAATTTCATGGTCACCACAATGGTATGTAACATCCTGATACATCTCACCGCCTGACATTACATTAAGGAACTGACCACCACGACAGATACCAACCATAGGAATCTCTAGCTGTAACGCAATAGAGAATACATCTGCTTCGTATCGGTCACGTGCTTCGTTGTTAAATGTTGTGTTGTGCTTCCGTGCTCCATACAAATCAGGAGACACATCTTCACCACCTGTGAATACAACCAGGTCAGCTTCCTCAATCTTTCGTGTAGTGTAATAACCAATACGATTGAACAAACCCTCGTATGCTCCACCACCATTCACAATGTATACGTGTTTCATTTGATTTCCTTTGAAAGAATGTTAGCCAATACAATGTCAGCGTCAGCGCCTTTGATTTCAGGATACTTGTTGATGATGTTATTACCACCCCAACCCTTCTCGACTTTGAGTTCGTTAGGCTTGAAGAATGACAATACCTTAGCAAAGACTGTGCCTTTAATCTTCTCATCCTTAATATCGCCATACATACTGATGCCTTCGGCAATACTAGCCCATACTTCATATCCATAGCCAGGCGATTGATTATACGGCTTACCCTTAGTCTTGAACATATCTTCATTGAAGAATGAGACTAGTTGTGTATAATCCATACGACGATGGATAATATCGTGACCACAGCCTTCACGAGACATTAGATAACTGTTACCGTTAGACATACATGATGCAGCAAACGCTACATTAGGACTGTACTTAAGTTTCAGTAAACGAATGAACGTAGCTAGACGAGTAGGGAATTCACTAGCTTGACGCATAGCAATACACGCACCCACTAGAATATTCTTAGGTACATCTGTCTTAAGATAGACACCACTATCTAGCATCTCAGGTTTGAATGGTTCTTCAAATGCAATACGCCAAGGACTTTCGTTACAGATGTACGAATAGAAGGCAATCAAATCTTTACGATTACCGCTGACTTCATCACCTTTCTGATAACCCTTCAACGCATTGAATACACGTGTTGGAAATTCACCAATCTCATTACGATTCCAATTCAAACCAGCATGACATGGAGCCATAGCATGGAAAGAACGACGACCAGTATTGAATTCATAAGCAAATGAACACGTACCAATATTACCTGCCATCTTCTTAATCAATTCCTCACCTAGTGTCATCTTAACAATAGGTTTAGGAGCAGGTTTAACTACACGATAAGGTGTAACAAAAGCCTGATCTGGTGCAATCTTAAACATATTGCAATCAAAAGGATGACGTAATCCTTTTAGATAGGTATGCAATGGAGTCATTTTATCAACTTCATAACATCCACCATGCTGAAGATACTTGGATTTACGCCCAAGATAGAATACTTTCATAACTATTTTCCTTTTTCCTGTCGAAAAACTACTGAATTTGGGGTATCGTTTCTATACGAAGTATATAGAATCGGCGAACGAATGAACGAACGAAGTGAGTGAGTGAGAGAGGATTCGATAAATACTAGAAATACTTACCAGTCTACCTGCTTCTTAGGAGGGAATGTATGAATCATTCGTTCCAATTCCATCCAGAAACCACCACCTTGAGGTGAGTCATGCCAACTAAATGCAGCACGAATATGAGCAGCATTCCAGTTAACATTAACTAGAGGATGTGCATCCGCTGCTTTGATGTGCATAATCGTTTGTTTGAATAGTTCCCTAGGAATCTGACGATTCTTAAATACTTTCTTAGTCTCACGATATAGCTTAGTATGTGCGTAGTTCTGTACGACTACTCGTTCAAGCATTGGAGCTGCTGGAATATCAGGCATCTTCAGTCCTTACGTATAACGTATTCATTGTTTCAAAACCATCATCGTCTTTATTTAAGACGGATGATGTGCGTACCATTCCATTTCCCCATACTGGATGGTTCAATGCGTGTACATGAGCAACTTCATGTCCAGGAAACATGGTTGTATTAAAATGTGGTGTGCCTTTAAAGTACACAACTGGTTTAGACTTTGCCATTAACAACCTCATTCACTAACAAAATAAATGTTGCATTGTCATCTGGTTTTTGAATGTAGAACCTATCTTCAAACGGGCCTTTCCAAAAGTGGATGTTATTTAAAGCACGCTGAGACTTTTCATATTTACCAATGTTCCTCAAAACACACATACCATTCTTGTCGTATAGTGTTTGTTGAGTTACAGACAGATACTCTGCGATTTCAAGAAGTGTCATAATTTACCTCCACCTTTGTGTGAACTGTTTAATCCGATTAATAGTGACAAGTCAGTAACTACAATGTAATTACTCTTAGGCAATGGCACAATAGTATGTTTTCTTTGACGTGCCTCCTTGTCACCACATGGTAGACAAGTCTTATACCCTAGCGCATAACGCTTAGGCGGTATATCTTCACCACATTTACAAAACATAAAACTGTACCTCTACTTGTTTAGAACAACCGAGCCTGACCGCCCAGCCCTTTCACTTGCCCAGAGCTATCATGCTTCTTCATTCGTGATGAAGCGTTGAGTGCCTTGGACAAACCAAATTCCCTTTGACCATACCATGCGTTACGTAGGTGAGAATCAAAGAGACAAGCAAGACCATGCGAGAATTTAGGCATAGAAAACCCCTAAAAAGTACAGACGACAAAAAGCCACCTAAGGATAACCCCTAGGTGGCTAATTTATTTTGAACTACTGTATATAATTACAGTGGCGCTGATTCCAAGTGAGACGTGCTAACTGTATCGGTTTCGCTGAATTCAAAGCCCAATTCATCCATTACTTGCACAATGCAAGCGGGTTCAATACCTGCCTTGAACACTGCCTTGAGAATATCAACTTGAGACAAGCCAACACCCGCGCCCTTTTGCAATGCACCCTTGATAAACTTTTCTACGTTTTCCACTGCAAAGGGCTTGGTTTCGATTTCAATGTGTCGTTCTGCCCAAGTCCACAAATTATTGTTGGGGTTTTCCAAGAATTCCACGCAAAGGGCATGAGCTTTTTCATAACGCTTTTTACTCTTACCCGTGAATTCACCCATGGTTTCGTCAAAAGAATACCCGCTGAAATGCTGGGCAAACTTTACGAATACTTTTTTGTTCACGGGTGTTAAGACTTTAAGCAAGCGGTTAACATAATGCACGTTACCCGTTTCATGCCATGCTTGCATGATTGTACGTGACAAGTCACGCAATTCTCGTTTCGTGATATTCTCACTTGTGGCGATACTTTCCAAAGCCTTTGCAAAGGCGGTTTCAAAAGCTACTTTGTTGAATGGTTTGATTGTCATGATATACCCCTTTAAGGTTAAGATTGTCAAAAAAGAATGGTTTAATGAATACAAAAGTATTCTTATTATGCACTGTCACTGCATAATAGGCTTACTTTTACCACAAGCCACGGGTAGACTATAAGTTGACAAGACTGCATTAAAATTGGTTAAAATGTATTACTTTTAAACTATATCACGCATGGTATGCCATGACGCAAAAGGGAGTAGAAAAGGCTTACCATTCGCTACAATGTAACGCTTAGTCTTACCCGTTTATATGTAGGCCATGCGGCCATTTTTAATGAACGATTGATTGTGCCTTGCAGTTAATGGGTGACTTGTCCTAGTCACTTTTCTTACAGTTAACGTGAATACTTTTGTATTCTGCAAGTCTTGCAACCTTTGGAAAATGTAACACCTTTGGAGAACGCGCACTTGTCCCTAGGGCATACCCTATGATTGACAAGTCCACTTCGTTCAAAGGTGCAAGGGAAATTCTAGCTTATTGCAAGCCCTTACGCTCTGTATCACGCACAATCAATTTTTAATGAACGTGCCCACAAGGGGCGAAGCTATCATGCTCAATGGCTTGATGCTATCGGGTAAGACTAAGCAAACCCCATGCCAACTTGAAAACCCCTTGGGGCTTTGCCGCTTGGCCCAATTAACTATGCAAGGGGTATGCCAACTTTTTAGCCTACCGCATAAAACACCTAAAAAGCCTTATAAATCAACGACTTAGGCTAGTTATCCACAATCAATCCACAATGGCTAGTTATCCACAGGATGCACCACAATAGAGCATTAACGCACAATCATAGTGCATCATATCATAATGTAAAATATAAATCCCTATTTTGGTGCATGATTACTAACATATTAGCTTACAGAATACTGACAAAAAGTGACGATATTTTGACACTATTATAAAAATGAATAATCAATAGTATTACTTTTAGGTGTCGATTTATTGACAGTATGTCGGTATATTGACAGTAGATTATAGTATTATATACGTAAGTATTATATAAACGTGCCTTCGGCACATATTAGTATTACAATGCCGAAGGCGTATAGAACTAAATACCTAGTATTCATGCGGGTTGTGAACCATTGTACTACTCAAGAAGTAATGCTCAAGTATACATTTGGTGGATGAATAATGCTTAAGTGGTACATTACACCCCAAATGATAATGATTCTCATTTACCCTCAAATGATAATGAGAATGATTCTCAATATCACTCAAGGGGTACACAGGGGGTTAGGGGTAGGTTACATATGGTGCAATGCACCTTCTAAATTTCTCCAAAAAATTACAACATTTGACCTCAAGCATTCCTTTCCCATTAACTAACAATACATTCTCAAGAACATACTCAAGAGTGTTCTTAACAATGTGTTGAGTAAACACAAGACGTATGCTTCGCATACACATAGTATGTCCGAAGGACGTATAGAGATTAATGCGACAACATTATGAAAGAACATAAATGAGTAAGATTGTCTTAAATGACGTTACGAATCTGAATACTCTTAGTGTTATCAACGACAACTTTGATAAGATTGAACTAGAGTTTCAAAATAAAGCTCTCTACAGGAATAATCCAGATGGTGAGCCTAATGCTTTACAGAACGATATTGATGCTAACGGTAATAGCATTTATAACGTACAAGATTTAACCATCCAGGGCGGATTTACTGTTGATGGTCAAGACGTAGGTGAGTATATTGGTCAAGCTGCTGATGCTGCTGCTGATGCTTTAGCTAGTGCTACAGCTGCTGCTAACAGTGCGACAGCTGCTGGAGCTAGTGCTTCTAGTGCTGCAACTTCTGCAACATCAGCTGCTTCTAGCGCATCTACAGCCACCACTAAGGCTAGCGAAGCCAGTACGTCTGCAACTAATGCAGCTAGCTCTGCTACAGCTGCTGCAAGCTCTGCTTCAACAGCTACAACACAAGCAGGCATTGCTACAACAAAAGCTAGCGAAGCAAGCACATCAGCTTCTAATGCTGCTACATCTGAAACTAATGCTGCTGCTTCTGCAAGCACAGCAACCACACAAGCTGGTATTGCAACTACTAAGGCAAGTGAAGCTGCTGCTTCTGCCGCTGCTGCATTAGTCAGTGAGACAGCTGCCGCAGGATATGCAGCTAGTATTGATCCTGCTACAGTTGTTCGTAAGGACAGCGATACAGGGGCTGCTCAGCTTCCAGCTGGTACGACAGGTGAACGTCCTACAGGCGCTACAGGTAAGATTCGTGCTAACACAACATTGAATAAGTTTGAAGGCTACATCAATGGTGCATGGGGATCTATTGGTGGTGGTGCTACTGGTGGTGGTGCTGATGATATTTTTATTGAGAATGGTCAGACAGTAACACAGAGCTACACTATTACGTCTGGAAAGAATGCTGGTTCATTTGGCCCTATTAGTATTGCTAACGGTGCTACAGTGACAATTCCTTCTGGCTCTGTCTGGACTATTGTTTAAGGAATAATAATGACAATGACTATTTCGGGAGACGGCACAATCAGTGGATTGGTTGCTGGTGGTCTTCCTAATGCAAGCGTATTAGCAGCTGATTTAGCTTCTGGTGCTGCTCGCGCAAACTTTGGCGCTGGCACTGTGTTGCAAGTGGTGAGCTTTAGCTTGACCCCAAGTTTTTCTACAACATCTGGCACTTACACAAACACTGGGATCAGCGCAACGATTACGCCCTCATCTGCGACCAGCAAAGTGTTTATTGCCGCCACATTCCTTCAAAACACGCAAGCATCAAACATCACAATGCTCACTACGGTGTTCCGTGATTCAACCGCGCTTGGCATTGAGGCTGGGCAGTATTCCGCTTCTGGCGGTTACATGGCTTCTGTTGGCGCAATTAACTTTGTTGATTCACCCAGCACCACTTCTGCCATTACTTACAGCATTCGCGCTCGCGTGTCGGCAGGAGCTGGCACGATCTCGATGGGTAATCCATCGTCAATCGTTTTAATGGAGATCGCAGCATGACGAAGCACGAAGCAATTTTTAAGCTGTACTCCAACGTGGTCACCATCCGTGGTGATGAGGCGTTCGACGCAGAAGAGAACATCGTCGCGTATGACGAAACCGCTGTGCAAGCAGAGATGGATGCCAACGCCTACAAGGCGCAACGCGCCGCCGAATACCCTCCAATCACAGACTACCTCGATGGTGTGGTGAAGGGCGACCAAGCGCAGATCGACAAGTACATCGCTGACTGCCAAGCAGTTAAAGCTAAATATCCTAAGGGAATTAATAATGCCAGCTAAACTTTTAACCTCTGGAGGTGGTGGTGTAATCCTCCAGCCTGCCAGTTCTATTGCCTCTGATGTGACGGTTAATGTGCCTAATCGTGATTGTACATTACGTGCCACTGGTGAATCAGTAATTACATCTGGCACTGCTGTTACAACTACATCTGGTACTGCTGTTGACTTCACTGGCATCCCATCTTGGGTGAAGCGCATTACTGTGATGTTTAAAGGGATATCTTTAAGCGGGTCTTCTAGCTTTTTGATACAACTAGGAAGTGGTTCGTACACAACGACGGGTTACTCTGGTGGCGGTGTTCGTATTAGTGCATCAACTCCGGCAGGCGCTGGTTTCACTACTGGTTTTGCGTTCAACAACAGTAATGCTGCCACAATTTACAGCGGTCATGCTGTAATCACCAACGTGTCAGAAAATATTTGGTGTGCAAGTGGAACACTAGGGGGAGATGCCACACAGCTTGCATGTGTCATGGGTGGGAATATATCACTCGGCGGAACACTTGATCGCATTCGCATCACCACAGTGAATGGCACAGACACCTTTGACGCTGGTTCAATTAACATTCTTTATGAATAAGGAACAATTAGCATGACAATGCAAGTAAGTGGAACGTCAGGCTTTACGTTCCCAGATAATACAACACAAGCTACAGCAGCTAGTGGTTTTGGATTTAAGAACCGCATCCTCAATGGTGCGATGATGATTGACCAGCGTAATGCGGGGGCTAGTGTTACAGCTTCAGTTGGTAACGCAATTACTTACACACTAGATCGTTGGGCATACTACGCAACCCAAACATCAAAATTTACTGTTCAACAAAATGCTGGCTCAGTTACACCGCCAACAGGGTTTAAAAACTATCTTGGTGTCACATCGTCTGCTGCGACTACCGTTGGAGTGGGTGACATCTTTTTGATTCGTCAAGGTATTGAAGGTTTAAATATTTCAGACCTTGGTTGGGGGGCGGCAGGAGCTGCTTCTGTTACTTTGTCGTTTTGGGTTCGCTCAAGCCTCACAGGTACTTTTAGTGGCTCACTCACAAATAATGCGGCTGACCGTGGTTATGCGTTTACTTACACAATTTCTGCTGCAAATACTTGGGAGCAAAAGACTGTAACCATTGCTGGCGATACTTCTGGAACTTGGCTAACCACTAACGGTGCGGGTATTTATGTTGGCTTCAGCCTTGGAACAGGCGCAAATTTTTCAGGAACAGCAAACACATGGGTAGGCACTGGATTTATTAACGGAAACTCTAGCGCAGTAAACGTGGTTGCCACAAACGGAGCCACCTTCTACATCACAGGTGTTCAACTAGAAAAAGGCAGCACAGCCACATCGTTTGACTACCGCCCGTATGGTACTGAGTTG